TGGCGGAATGGCGGAAGTCGCGACGTATAGGTCGCCCTGGTAGACGACGAAGTCGTTGATGGAATATTGCGATCGCGTGTCGAAGTAGCGCACCGCGAGCAGGGCGAGCGGCTGGCCGCTGGTGTCGCCGACCGCGAGCTGCCGGTTGGCGGTATTGACCGCGATCTCGCCCTTCTCCAGCGGATTGGCAAACGGGGCAGATGCGTTGCTGTCGCGGCGGTGGCGGTAGTGCGAGGTCATGGTCAGTTCCCCGGCTGCGCTGGCGGCGTGAAATTGGCGGTCCACAACGCCTTACCCTTGGTAACACGAAACTCATCGATGTAGCCGGTCCAGTAGTTGGTGTTGTTGCCGATCGCACCAATGACGAACGACCAAGTGCTGACGTAGATCGGAAAGGCGCCATAATCATTCGGCCCGGCGTCGAGAACGCCGTCGAGATACGACCTGAAGGCATTGTTCTGTCTGGTCACCGCCCAATGATGCCACACGTTAGGTGTGACAGGATGAATGCCAACCACACCTTGAACAACCCAATCTGTTCCAGTCTTACCAAACCAGCACTGCATACAATTGTCGCCAGCACCGATAAGCGCCCCGCACGTTAGATCGACTAGACTTGGGCTACATCGACCAAACAATCCGCGATTAACACCTAGAGAACCAGTGTTATAGAACCAGCAATCAATCGTGAAATCCTCATAGCCGAAGTTCAGCTCGCCGGGAGTGCCCGCAACATAACAAATCTGCGCGCCGTTGAATTGCACAGCTGCGTTGCCAAATTTCTTTTGCGCCGTCGATATTGCTGCGCTGCCGGGATGGATAACTTGCCGCTTCTGCGAGCTGTCCTTGAAGTCGCCGTCGAAGTGCAACATCAGCACGGTCTTGTCACCAGTGACGCCATGCACGTCGGTCGGTGGCGTGAAGTCGGCAGTCCATAGTGCCTTACCCTTGGTGATGCGCAGCTCATCCATATAGCCTTTAAACGGATAGGCGGTGCTGCCCCACATACCGATCGTCAAAGGTGTGACTATGACGGGCAATGCCGGCGTGGTCATCGGAGCACCGCCAACACCATTGAGGTAGATTTTGTTCACCCGATTAGCGCGAACGAATGCGACGTGGTGCCAATTGTTAATCGTAATATAGGCGGGGGCATATACGGAAAAATCGCCGCCGGCACTGGCCTGGCGTTGCAGCATGGTGACGCCGCCGTCAGATAGGATCATGAACAGCCAGCCGTCACCAGCAAGATGCGCCAGAAAAGCCATTGCCTGCCCGGCAGGCGGTATTGCCGTCGGTCGCACCCAGAAATCGATGGTGTAATCGTCACCCATCGACCAAACCGGATTATCTGCATGTTGCGCGTAATCATCCATGCCGTCGAACAATGCGGATATTCTGCCAAATTTGCTTTGCGCTATCGAAAAAGTCAGACCGGCAAAACTACTGGCAGCTCCAAGCTTATATTGCGAAGCGTCACCAAAATTACCGTCAAAATGCATCAGCAGCACGGTGTTGAGATCGGGATACGGCTCATATTTCCTTGTTGGCGGCGTGAAATTGGCGGTCCATCGGGCGATGCCGTTGCTGACGCGAAACTCTTCCATGTAGCCGTAGAAATAAGCGTAGCCGTCCGGTTTGGGCCAGCAGCCCAACATCGGACCATAAGATGCGTTGGCAAATGCAAGCGCTGATGTTGCTGTGCCTTTCAGCACACCGTTTTCAAATGCGTAGAACGTGGTGCCCTTGCGTACGATGGCGCGGTGTATCCAGACATTGAGTTGAGCGGTGCCCATCAGCAGCGCCGACGCGATGTTCCAACTCGCCTGATCGTTAGAGGCGTAAAAGTAAAGGCCGTTGCTATCTCCCCAGCCAACCAACATCGGCGAGTAGAGAATGCCAATCGTGTCCCAGGTGAACGAGGGTCGATAGGTCGTGACATCGCCTACTCGGTGTTCCCACCAATCGATGGTGAAATCGTTGAGCGCCAGGTTGAATGAATTATCGACGTTCACTGGCGAATAAATATACGCATTGTTGTTGAATTGCGTCGCCGCTACATGCAACGGACCGGGGCCGCTGCTGCCGTCGCCAATGACAAACGCATTGACGACAGCAGCTGCTCCGTTCTGTTTAGGTGAATTATCGACCATGTAAGTTGAATTGACCGGCCCATCCATGTGGAGAAGCCAAGTCGTATAGGCATCGTTGTAGCGCGTGTCGTCGCCGGGATATTTGAAACCGAGGCCTCGGTTGCTCATGCGATCAAGCTCCCGCACAGCACCCAGCCATCGGTGGTGACTTTTACCAACGTGGCGCAAGAACCAATCTTTGGTAGTTTGCGCTTACTGTCTTCAGAGGTAATCGAAACGCCTGCTCCTGGGACGATCGTCGCTATGATGTTTGCGGTGACCATAAGATCGATCTCTGCGCCAACCGCAAAAGCGACAGCAGAATTAGGCGGCACGGTCAGGCTCAGCGGAGAAGCCGTGCTATTCCACAGTGCGACAATCTTGCCGGTGTCGGACAGCACCAGCGTGTAGGCCGTCCTGTCAGCGGAATTAAACGCTCGCACACCGGCATCGACGTACTGCTTGGTGGCAACGCCAAGCGGCACATTCGGATCAGCAAAAACAGACAATCGACCATCAACACGGTTACCAGTGAGAACAACAGCGGATACGCTGGTGCCGTCATCAGCGTAAGCGATAAGTTGAAACTGCGAACCTTGATTGCCGCCGCTTTCGGTACTGCCATCCATTCGCGTTAGCCAACGACGACCGCCGTTACGATTAAACCTAACGTCAGCAACAACGCCGCCAGTATCATTTAAAATCATAAGCGGTGTTGATTTGGCAATCGCCAGATCGCCGGTCATAGTATCGCCGGATTTCAGAACGAACTGCGCGGCGCCGGCGACCGCGACCCAAGCAGTGCCGTCCCACTTGTACTGCGGGACGCCGGCGACAGCGGGCGTCGGGTAGATGTCGTTGATCGCTGGCGATGAGGGGAAGTTGATGCCCATCACAGCCTCGCGTCTGCTGTGATGCTGGTAAAGAACCAACACTGTCCGGTTGCGTTGGCCGTTCTAATTTCCTGGATAACTGCATTGCCTTGAAGGCTAAGCGAGCCAACAGAAGCAGGAAACCCATTAACACTTTGATTGACGCCAGTTAGTGTAGGTGCCGCCCGCATCGGAGTGAGAAGTGACGATGTCCCATAAAAATTGCTGCCAGGATTGGCATAACCATTCCAAATTAGCCAACTAGGTTGCCAATACCGCTGACACGTCACCAACTCCTGATCATACGGGCGCATGATCATCGGCGACTGCGCGGCGGTCGGCGCTTGGCTGCCGGGGAGAACGACAACGCCGGTCAAGCGAAACGCATCTGTCGTTGCCGCCACAGCATTAACTTGACCAGGAGCAGCGATGTAGTTTCCGGCCTGCCAAGCGTTTGCTGCTGGTGCCGTGAAGGTGGTCCCGCAGCCCATTGAAAACATCAACTGAATGCCGAGAGTGTTATCGATAGCCCACGCCCCTGCCGTATCTCCTGGGATCGTTACAACATTATATTGAGCAGTAGCGGCAGCGTTCTGTGTGTAAGTTGTTACATAACTCCTAGTAGCGCCGCTGTTTTGCACTCCAACGCTGTAAAGACCTGGGCGAGCGTGTGCAGTCCAAAATCCAATCGTAAGCGGCTGCGCGTTTGCAGTACCCCACCGCATTCGCAGAGTACGAAAGCCTTCTATGCGATGTATGACTTGCAAGTAGTCGCCAGCACCAAGCGAAACTTGGGCTGGAGTAATAGTTACTATCAAACGATATGGCGTATAAAAAACCGTACCTCCACCGTTGTCGACGGTTCCTGTAAATCCCATTCCACCAGCGAAACCAATTCGCCAACCGTCGCAAATATATCCGGTTGCATTGGTTAGCGGCACACCGGGCTGATTAACCTCCATGCCGCCGTTGATCTGCATCCCGCTGTACGCCAGCGCATCGAGTGGCGCGGCGTAGGCCGTAATCGCCGCATCAACGTAATCCTTGCGCACCGCATTGGCGGCGGCAGGCGTCACTGGCAGCGACAAATGCCCCGTCATGATGTCGCCGGTTTTGGCGACAAACGCGGTTGGGTCGAGGCTCGGCACTGCGGCCGCCTGCACCCACTGCGCGGGACCTACGCCGTCGTTGTAGCGGACGTAGAGCATGCCAGTGTCGGATTCCCACCAGAGCGCACCGTCGACCGGCGAAGACGGCGGCGTGTCGCTGACGGTCAGCGAGGATTTGTTGTTAATTGCGGTGGTCAGTGCCGCATCCGCAGTATCAACGTAGTCCTTGCGCACCGCATTAGCCGCAGCTGGCCCAGTCGGCAGCGATAAATGGCCAGACATGACATCGCCGGCCTTGGCCACCTTCTCGGTGTCCAATTCGACAATCGCCGCTTGCACATTGGTCGCTGCGATATTGCCGGCCGGCGCAAAAGTAACCGTAGCGGCGGATCCACCGCCGGCAGCGCCCAATTGCGTCCAATTCGACGCATT